GTGATGCAAGAGCTTGAACTTCAACGATGTCCTCAATGAAACGTGAGTACTCGAAGTGCTGGTCAACAGAAACTAGAACTTCAGTCTCGGTATCAGCTTGGATTGTTACTGCTGTGTTAGCTGCCTTAGCAGTTGCCACACCACGAGTTGGCTTAGGAATGTGAAGCGTGTCACCTTTCTTGCCCTTCATGGTCATTTTGTTTACGAGGTTAGCAAGAACTAAGTTTTTCTTGTATGCAGCGACTACTTCGTCACTCCAAATTTCTGGGATAAACTTATCTGCTGCTGTTTTGTTTACGATGGATGTTGATCCACCTGGGTATGCTACTGCTGCCATTTTTAATACTCCTAAATAAAATTATAAATTAAAGTTACCGAACTCGTCCTTCAGCGTAGGCATTGAGAATCTCATCTGCCATACTTTCGTATCGAGCTGGGTCTTGCATTCTTAAGCGAATTAAGTCTGCACGACGATAAATGTTTTTTGTCGATTCACCTGTACCACCTTGTTGGACGGAGGCTGCTTTAAGTGCTTTACCACGACTCTCTTCGTCAGTCTTCTTCAGTGATTCATCAGCAGCTTTAGTTGCTTCTGCCTTCTGTGCTTGGATACCTCTAAGAGACTTGTAAGTTTCCAGGAGTTCTAAAGCTGAATCTACATCATAGTTACTGGCTTGAGCGAAGAGTTGCACCCTGACTTTTGATCCCTGAATCCATGCTGCGAAATCGTCAGACTGTGCTACACTTAAATAATCAGGATGAGCCTTCTCTATAGTTTGCTTCGCAACCAACTGAGCCTGTTGAGCTTGTTGTTCTTGTAGCTGCCTTAGAAGAGGATTATTCTCTACTGCCTGATTAATTGCCTTTGCAGGATCTTCAAAATAATCAATCTCTTGTGCTTTACTTGGCGGTGCTTCTTGTTTAGATTCGAGTTGTTGCTTAATGAATTGATCAAGTAAACGACGGTTCTCACCTACTTCTTGTGCCTGACGACCAATAAGCTTTTCAGATTCTTGGTGCATGCGGACAACCTCTTCGAGAGATTTGCCACGATACTTCTCAGGTACTTCAGGTTCTTTAGCAATCTCTTCAGGTTGTGCTAAGCTAGTGGCTTCAGCTTCTGGGATTGTACTTCCACCCTGTTCTAATTCGGTGATACCTTCTTCTTGAGTCTCTTCTTGCAGTTCGATAAAATTAGCAGCCATGTATACTCCTGTCGCAATGCGATTTTAGGATAATTAAAAATAGCTCGGTGATCAAGAGTTCACTTATGAGCCGTGATTTGCATTTGTTTTCCTCTCCACAGCCAGCTTCTCAGCTCTCTGTCTAGCCCACTTCGATGTTGCTGAAGGGTGGTCGCCACTGATTGGATCTAAATAGATCCTCGGTGGGGTGAGGATACGGGTAGCAGTCCCGTCACATACGCTACACTGAACTTCTTTTATGTCAACATCGACGAAGGACTCAGTGACATGCGAATCGTTGCACTTAAAATCGTACATTCGTCTAGGCATTATCATCCTCTACTAGGAGCTGCTCATAAACTTCTGTACTAGACTCTCTTAAAGTCTTGATCCAGTTCATGATGGACATTTCGCCCTTCTTGAAGTGGAGTTGTTGTTCTGTTTCTATACCGCCTAAGCGGTCTGTAGCCTCAATCATTACTTCAATGTCTTCTACTAGGTCTTTCCAACCCTGAGTCGACATCATTGCAAATCTATTCTCGTAGTAATCCTGTAATTCTCGATTCATGTTAATCTTTTTCCTTGACTTTGGAGATTAAGTGTGATACAATGTAAATATTATACCACAGTTTTACTCAAAAGTCAAGTACTTTATTGCATTTTTCTTTGCATTTGTATAGTAGCAATACGCTCATTGGACTTAATATCCTCTACTTGGATGAGCTTATCAGCCAGTTTCATGCGCTTCTCAAACTCATCAGCCATAGGATCTTGCGTATTCTTAGAGGCTGCAGCCAATACCTTAGCTTGTACTTCTGCTGGCATTAACTGGGTCTCTACCCCTACTTGCTGTGCTTCAGCTGCTGCTTTAGCTGCTTCAGCCTGTGTCTTCTGTAGCTGAGCCATTGCAGTTTCCATAGCAATCTGTTGCATCTGTACCTGCATTGGGTCTGGTTGCTGTGCTTGAGTCATCTCTTGTAGGGTAGCAATGATTTCTTCACGGTTAGACATACTAGAAGAAGCGATAATACCTTGCAACAGTACTGGAACAATAGGAGACTGAGCACCTAGGGTAGACATCAAGCCCATCATCTGCTGCTGTTCATACTCACGAGCTACCATACCCATAGTAGAAGTAGGGATAAAGTTAAAGTCTTGTACTGGATAACGCTCAGGATCAAACTGCATGAATCGCCAAGCAGCCTTATTGATGAACGGCATTAGGAAATCTTCTTGGAAGTTGATCAAGGTACGCTTGTTCTTCTTCATAAGCCCTGAGAGAGCCATAGAGAGTCCTGCACCGCTTGCCTCACCACCAGCTACTTGACTAGGCATTGACGCACTGTCGATCGTTCCTGTGGCTTGCAATAGCATTGACTGGAAGTTCTGTGCTGTTTGGAAACTAGCTGGATCAGTAACACCAAACTTGAATGGCATCATGATCTCGTTAGGGTTACCGTTAACCAGCATGTTCTTACCTGGACGTACTTCGTACTTAGCACCACGAGGAAGCCTTGTAGCATCCATCGCCATCATAGGGGATGTGGTTAAAGCTAAGGAGTCTAGGTGGCTACGGATCTGAGCATCAATAGCCTTCTGCATATTGTAGCCCTTCTCAGCAGTACCACGACCCCAGAAACGACCTGGCATCGAGTCAGCTTGATAAGCAACAATAGGACGATCCTTCATCATGTAAGGAGAAGCTTCAGCCTTGAGTAAGTACTGATCATCCGCAATCACAACGATAGCCTCTACCAAGTTCTGGTAGTCTTCACCTTTAGAACCTTCAGGGAACAGGTCTACTATCTCGACTCCATCCTTTTTATCGATGTTCTCAAGGTACTCACGAGGAACTAAACCATAGTAGCGAACAACACGGATACGGTCATCTTGCTTGTGGGTTACTTCTTGTACTGGCTCTAGCTCCATGTTGGAGTAGCTAGGTGTTACATTAACCTTACGGTATGTGCCATCAACCATGCCCTGTACGATGGTGTAATAAGGGACATACTCTTCGATAGCCACACCAAGGGAGTCTTCTATGTCTGCTGCGTTAGGGTCAATTAGGAAGTTACGAGGATTGACAGGGTGGAGTTGAACCATAAACTGCTTCTTCTCTTGTACACCAATCGCTGCCATCTGAGTTCCAGGAATGATCTCAGTAGCTGGAGACATCACTGTACGCTCTTCTACTGTAATCTCACCGATACCAGTACCATACAGTTCGCCTAGAAGGATAATGTTATCTAGGGCTTTCTTAACCTTACTTACCTTGAAGTCCTCATGCATCTGCTGACGCACTAAAGCAACATCAGCTGGGTTCGTATCTTGACGGTCATCAACGATATCAAAGAACTCACCACGACCAAAGACTGCTTCAGATATCTCTGCTTGCTTGGACTCAATGGCTTGCTGTAGTGCGGGAGTGATTAAGCGACTACGCTCAGAGTCTCGTGTCTTATCGAGTGCATCCCAGATACCACGGAACAGACGCTCATACTCTTCCCACTTGTCTAGGTAGTTTACATCACGATGATCTCGCCATGTATTGCAGTGGTCTACGATGAACGCAATTAAGTCGTTATCCGCATCAGTTTGTTTATCTTCTTTAAACTCTGCCATTTGGTTTCCTATTAATAGCCAGCAATAAAATCAATTGGTTCATAGTCATCTTCACCGTCATCCATGAAGTAGGTAGTTACAGCGAGTTGATCAACGTAGCTTAAAGCATCGATCAAGTCATCGTGTACTTGGTTGGTAGGGAACATCAAGAGCTGATCTACGAACTCTTTCCAGTCCTCATCCTCATTCAGGATTACCTTACCGTGTTCAAAGCGTCCCTGCAATGCCCAGACGATACGCTCTGTTTTATTCTTACCACCGTGCGTTAAGTCTTGAATGGTAGCGTAGGTGTTGTTAGACCTCATCAGATCGCTTAGATAGGGCAACACAGCGTTTCTAACTGTGCCTCGCTCCATCCCTACACCAACAGGTTCAAACTCCTTGATGTTCTTTAGAATCCTTGCAGCGCAGTCCTTAACATCCCACCTGCCATGCTCAATCTTCTTTACAAACCAAACACCATCATCTGTGACCTTAACCACAGCAATTGCAGACTCATCTAACTTCTTCTTACGAGACTCTGAATAGTTGGTATTAGTGAATCCCGCTAAGTCGATTGCCAGGTAGTATACCCCATCGCTTGGTTCTTCACCATACTCAATCCATTGTTCTTTGAATAAGTCTGTTCCTGCATTATCGAAAGAAGCTTCATACTCTTGCTTGAATGAGAAGCTACTTAATGTCTTTCTTGCACCCTCGATCTCTTTAGGATCAATCAGTGGGTTATCTTTAGTAGTGAAGTGCCAAGACTTCCACTCTTCATCTTCATCTGTAAGACCAAGGTTGTACATATCGTAGAACCAGTTCCTACCCTTTGGAGTTCCAATGAACAGAGCAGAACCCTTCTTATCTGAAAGAGAAGCTCTTAAGACCTTCTCCCAAGTATCTGGTTTTATGTCAGCTACCTCGTCTAATACTAGGTATGTTAAGCTGACCCCTCGAAGGGTATCTGGTCTATCAGCACCTCGAACATATATCTTAGCACCATTAATCAAAGTGATATCCATATTATTAACATGGCTACTCTGAATCACTTCTCTTCCTAAATCCATCAGGACATCCCAGATAATCTGTCTAGCTTGTCCTTGAGTAGGAGCAACATACATTACAGCAGAACCTTGCGGGCAACGTAGTCCCTCTACTAATAATGCTACAGCAGATAATCTTGATTTACCACATCGTCGTCCAGCAACAATAACTTTAAACCTGGTCTTATCTTGGAATACTTCTTTCTGCCAAGGTAGTAACTCGAAACTGAGGTTCATTTATATGAATCCTCTTCATTATCTACCTCTTGATAATCTACAATCTCAGCTTCGCAGTAACCTGATTCTGTTACTGCATCAATCTCTTCTATTGCTTCTACTTTAGTTTCACCTAATCCAGTAATATTAATAGTTACTGCATTACGTTGTCCTTTAGCATCTTTCTCAAATAATGATGTGGGTAGTAATCTATCCATACACATCTTGAGGCAAGCTACTTGATCTTTATCGTCATCATCTAAAGCCTTACGGAGTACAGTATCAATTACTTTCGTACCACTCGTTGATAATAATCTAGCTTTAAACTCTTGGATTCGTCCTGCGTCACCTAATGGTCTGCCTACCTTACCTGGTCTCTTCTTGCTCTGCACAAGCGACTTAGGAGGACGACCTCTCCTACGAGCAGGTGCTGGTTCTAAGACATCCACCTTAATAGGAGACAAATCCTTTAAATCTTGAGACATATATCCTTTACCTGCTAACGCAGAGAACAATTAATAAATGAATTTCTACTAATTAGTTTACTAAGTAGTCTTAAGTAGTTTTGGTTCTTTTTGTTTTTTACCTAGTTTGCTCTTAGTCTTCTTCTTAGTACAACTATTATACCACAACTTCTTAGATTTGTCAAGCTTTATTTTACTTAGTTCCCTACGGAGCACGTCTTAGGGGTATAGGGAAGCTGAGTTATGAACCCCTCTATAGGGAGACTATGCGGGTCTGGTGAGCAGAGCTAGAGCGTATTCCGCAGCTATGACTCTGTCCCCTTTTATCTTCCTTTTAAATATAGACATCAGTAGTTAACATCTCTTAAGATAACTCATTGATTACATTGAACATATTGTCTACTTAGCTACTGCCTAATTATTAAGCAATTATTGCCTATTTTTTAAGCAGTTGAATTCTACTTTTTAGGTGTTTCAGAGCCTGAGTCAGAAATCAGAACAGCTACTGACCCCTCCCCCATAGTCAAAAACTATCAAGATTAAAAAGTCAATAGATTTTAGCTATTACTAGGTCATTTTATGAGCTTGCGATAGTTTAAAGCTATCACTAACCAGGTCTTGATAGTTAAAAGCTATGATAGAGAAAAACTATTGAGTACTAGATATCGATAGAAATAATTGTATTGACAGAAATGAATAAGGATGGTAGAGACACTCTGAAGCACTCTAGACACTAACCAGCATACACAAGTAAACATCCACTAACCTATAAACTAACCAGCAATTGCCTATAAATTAAGCAATACTGTTTAAAACGATTTTAAGGGCATTTATAGCCGTTTTAGTCTAATCTGATACCTTACTATCAACTGCTATACGATCTCGATTTATTAGGGTAAACCCTTAAGGGAAAACACCTATAAAATAATTGTTGACAATTGGAATAAATAGGCATATAGTTATTACATGCAGTAAAATTTAAACACTAAATAGGAATAGATAAAATGAATAAATTACTAGTAGCATTTAAAACAGCACCAACAGAAGCCAATAGAATTAAATTACAAAAGTATATTAGTAAACATATGATGGCTATATGTTGCGCTCCACTAGAAGATCAACAGTATTTAAAAGCAAACGGATTTAATATTTAATAAGGGTTTATCCTAATAGACTGAATAGGTTTATTAGGATATACTGATTACAGTAAACAATTTATAAGGGGTTTAAAATGACTAGATTAGGAAGACCACTAAGCAATAAAAACCAAAAAATTCTAAACTATAAGAGTGCTATTATTGATTGTGACTACACAATAGCAAGATTATTAAAAGATGGTAAACTAGATCAAATTAAACACGTAGAACAGTATAAGCAAGATTTATTAAAACTAATTGAAAAACAAGGGGTTTAAAATGATACAATTATTACAGGGTTTTATACTAGGTTTATTGTGCTTCACTATTCCACTATTTATTTATATCGGAGGGTTTTAATATGTTAGTATATATTTTATTCAATAAGTTAAATGATGTTTATGGGGTTTTTGGTATAGAATCAGAAGCAGTTGCACATGCAAAAAAGTATAATCTAAAAGACTGGTATATTTTAACAAGGGAGTATATTTAAATGATCAAGTTAAGTAAAACAAGTAAACTCGACGGCATTATGTCATGGTCTCTACAGGCAATTGATACATGCCCAGGCAGTAGTGATGGTAATGGCGGGTTAGTACCAGCATGCCAGGGATGTTATGCCACTACAGGGAATTATAGGTTTGCCAATGTAAAGAAGCCCAGGGAATTTAATCGTGATGACTGGAAGCGGGATTCATGGGTTATGGATATGATCCAGGCTCTAGAGAATTCCAGATACTTTAGATGGTTTGATAGTGGTGATATGTATGATCTAAAACTAGCGGAGAAAATCCGTAAGGTAATGTTACATACACCATGGGTTAGTCACTGGTTACCAACTAGAATGCATAAATTCCCTAAATTTAAAAGGGTTATTAGTGAGATGGAATTATTGTCTAATGTAGTAGTGCGCTACTCTAGCGATAGTGTTAATGGTGAAATCATTCCAGGGCAAACCACTAGCACCATATTCAGTGGTACAGTACCAGCTGGTGCAGTAGAGTGCCAAGCTTACCAGCATGAAGGCAAGTGCAATGGATGCAGGGCTTGCTATTCTAAAGACGTGCCAGTCATTGCGTATAAAGCGCATGGGGTTAAGATGGCTAAAGTAATCAAGATTCAATCAATCAAATAATTGGAGGGTTTACAATGAAGCGAATGACATTAGATTATTATCAAGATCCAGGGCATGGATGGGTCAAAATTGGATTACAAACCCTGGTTGATCTAGGGATACATGATAAGATTAGTAGCTATTCATATGTACGATTAAACCATGCATATCTAGAAGAAGATTGTGATCTAGGGTTATTGTTTAAGGTATGTGACGCTAAGGGTATCAAGATATCGCTAAGGGATCATCATACTAATAAACAATCTAAGATTAGATCATATCAAAATTATAAACAATATAATTCAGATCATAATGCATTACTTAACCTATGGAATACTTAACCTATGGAATACGTTAAACAATTGGCAGATATAACCCTAAGCGATCGTAATAATTGTGCTCTTAATGCTATGAGTATCGTTTTAAATAAACCCTATTACGAGGTTTATAGGACGTTTTTAGATCATGGCAGGATAACGGGTAAGGGATCGAGCGTACGCATGATAACGACGGCTCTAAACGTGCTTAAACAGGGTTCACCAGAGAAGGCGATAAACAATTGGCAGATGCCCGTAAAAATCAAGATGACATTGTCTAATTTTGCTAAGCAATACCCGAAGGGTAAGTACTACGTTATTAAATCACGTCATGCGCTTGCATTGATTGATGGGGTATGGTATGATAACCAAATCCCTAATCCCAGGGCATACGTAAAATACTTTTTCAAAGTGGATTAAACGGAGGATATATGGACGTAATCGATTTGGACGTAGTAGATTTAAGCAGCTTGCAGATTGAGGGCATTTATATGGATGATTACCCTGATTTTTGCGATGCATATTTTAGCGAAGGTAAACGGTTAGACGGTACGAAATTATCAGATGATGAGCTAGAGCGGCTTACGGATGATTTCCCCGATATGGTACATGAGATGGCACTCAATACAATCTATTGATTAAACGGAGGATACAATGAAGGAATGGAATTTTTATGTAGATGGTAAAGGGTTTAATACTTACCAGGAGGCACGTACGTATGCGGATGAGATCCTGATTACGGAGAACAAGTATAGGTGCGTATTCACTAAGGATGAGATGGATTCAGTCAATGCATTTATCCAACAAGCGAAGGAGTATAAAGAATGAGTTACTTACATAAGGCATTAGCGGGTAAAGCGGAAGCGAACAGGGTAGGCGGTAACAAGCTGCAATGCGGGGCTGTAGAGGCACAAGATCCCTGGGCAATGGCTAAGTATCAAGAGCACGTCTCGGAGGCAGCATGGATCACTCAGGAGGCTAGGAAGAGGGGTATCACTGCTAACCAGTTTATTGCAGGAGACTACGTCGATGAGTGAGGATAAATTTATTAAGTATCTATTGACAATCACTGCAATATACTTTACAATACATGTGTACATTGCTATAGCCAGGGGGACGATATGAAGTTATATAAGATATTAGAAACAGACGGTAGTGTTATCAGGATCTTTAGTTATAAGGAGGAGGCAGAGCGGTTTATGTCTCTAGACAGATCACTACGGATAGAAACAATTAAAGTATTTAAGAAGAAGTTAACAGACAATCGATTCATTAAAGCGTATACAGTACTAGGAGATTCCATATTATG